ATCATAAGAAAGTAATTCTATTTTTCCACCATGTAATGCTATAGAAGGAGTTATATACTTATCTATAGTCTCTATAATTTTATCTTGAATACTCATTTAAAATTTCTCGGGTTATCTTATTAAATAATAATTATTAATAATAATATTATTATAGTCTTTACCCCCTCTTCATAAATAAAATAACATAGATCTTTAAACTATGCAAATACTTTTTTCTTGTCTCCAAAGGAAAGTTCTGTTATGATCAGATATGGCCAGATCTGCACAAAATGATTATGGGCTTACCATTAAGCAACAGAAGTTTGCGGAAGCCTATATTGCAACCAATGATGCCAAGCAAGCACTTCTTGATGCAGGCTATGCTCCTGTTCATCGTACTGATACTGGGGAGATGGATGCCAGTAAGACTGTCAAGAGAGCACATCAGTACTTGTCTAACCCTAAAGTTCGTGCTTATATAGAAACTCTCAGGGAAGAAGTTGTGGAAAAGATAGCATGGACAGCAGAAAAAGTTATGGATAAAATGTACCAAACATATATGAGAGCAACTGATGTAGAAGACTATACCAATGCCAACAGAGCTATGGAAGCTATTGCCAAACATCTTGGTATGTTCGTAGATAAGAAAGAAATTAAACAGGAGTTCTCTCATCTCAGTGAGAATGCAGATGAAGATATTCAAAAACTTGCAGATGTAATAGGATTAAAGGTTGTAAAAAATGGACAAGGCTCAATTAACTAATAGTTTTCTTCTGGCCGATATATTATCTTCTATAGAACATTTAGCGGAATCAGATTTAATTAAGAATGATGATATTGATCTCTATAGAACAGATCTTCTCTTAGCGTTTCATCATTTATCTCACCTTTACCAAAATCTTTGTGGATATAAAAATGTTAACAGAAAACTCCACTAAAAAAGATAAATTTTTAAACAAACTCTATAGAGATGCACTAAGTTCTTCTCGTACCAGTTTTTTCTCCTATGTAAAGTTTGTGGCACCCACCATTGTTGATAATTTTAAAGTAGGAAATCATATTCAGATTATCTCAGATAAACTACAAGAGATAGTAGACTCTCCGGAACCTAAACGACTCATGGTATTCCTGCCACCCAGATCCAGTAAATCATTATTATGTTCCCAGTTATTCCCTTCATGGTACATAGGACGTCATCCTAATCATCAGATTATGTCTATCTCTCACAGTGATCAACTTGCCAGTGACTTCGGTAGAACAGTCAGGGATATCCTGAAACAGGAACTCTATCAAGAAATTTTTCCCGGGGTATCACTCAGACAAGATGTCAGAGCAGCTGGTAAATGGAAAACAAAACAGAATGGTACCTATTATGCAGCAGGAGTCAGATCACAAATTGCTGGACGTGGTGCTCACATAGCTCTCATAGATGATGCCATGTCCGAGGAAGATGCATTCTCTGAGACAGGACGCAAGTATATAAAGGACTGGTATCCCAGTGGTCTCAGAACTCGTCTGATGCCCAATGGCTCCATTGTCATTATTAATACACGCTTTCATGAAGATGATCTTTGCGGGTGGCTCCTGAATAATGAAACAGAGGATACAATACCTTGGGAAGTTATCTCTATTCCTGCTTGGCTTGATGAAGAATCTGCCAAGCTTTTGAATCTTCCGGAAGGATCGTCCTATTTTCCTGAATGGAAACCGGAGAAAGTTCTCAGAATGGATGAAGCAGAAATAAGGGCTAATAATGGAACCAAGTATTGGAATGCCCTGTATATGCAGAACCCCACACCAGATGAAGGTAGTGCCATCAAATCAACATGGTTTCGCAGATGGGATTCTGATGATGCACCCACATGTAATATGATCATACAAACATATGATACCGCTTTCTCCACCAAGAATACAGCAGACTACAGTGTCATACAGACATGGGGTATCTTTGATAGTCCTGTGGAAGATCATAAAGGCAGAGAATACTATGCACCTTCTCTCTTATTATTAGGTAATACCAAGGAAAGATTAGAATATCCTGAACTCAGAAGAATAGCTCGAGAGTTATATGATGAATGGAGACCAGAGATATGTATCATAGAAAAGAAAGCCTCAGGACAGTCTCTGATCCAAGATATGCGTAGAGCTGGACTTCCAGTATTGGATTACTTGCCAGATCGTGATAAACTCTCTAGAGTACATGCTGCTACTCCAGTAATGGAGGCAGGACGCTTGTGGTTACCACGTTTTAAAGATTGGGCAGAAGACTTGTTTGCAGAAGCCATACAATTTCCCTATGGAAAACATGATGACCAAGTTGATGCCATGACTATGGCTATTCACTATTTAAAAGATTCATGGCACCTTACTCATCCAGATGATCCGGAATATGAATCAAAACCTATAGAAACAAAAAGATATTGGAGTTTTAACTAATGTATACAGCAGGTACAGGATTAGAAAATCTTATTAGACAAGGAATTTTAAATGCTCAAGATCCCAGAGTAATGACTGCAGCTCAAGATCCTAGAATTATAGATGAAGTTAAAAAAAGTATGCAGGTAATGGGTCCCAGTGGAAGAATGGTTAACCTGTCAGAAGAAGGAGAAATAGTAGCTCCTGCTCAGGAAGGATTAGCCGGTATACCATTCAGAGATAAGTTAAAACGTCTCTGGAAATCTGGAGCTCTTGGACTGGGTGGCCTCCTTAGTTTTCTAGGGCAATCAGATCCAGCCACCTCTTCTCAACTCTTACCCGCAGAAGCAGCTATAGGGAGACAGGAACTTATAGCGGAAGAACCTATATCAGAATTAGAAACTGTTCCCAATGATTTAACCAGTCTTGTTCTGGAAGAAGCAAAAGAAGAACGAGGATTTGAAGATATTGGAAGTGATGTATTTCAAGAGAATTTAAACCTTTTAAAAAGCAGCATAAGCGATATTGAAAGTAGCCATGATCCGGAAGCCATAAGTGATATATCTTCTGCACGAGGAAAATATCAGTGGCTCACCGATAAAAGAAAGGGACAACCAGCTTTTGTAACTGCTCTTAACAGAGCTTCCCAGTATTATACTGATAAAGAACTTCCTGTTCCTCACTGGATCAAACAAGCTTATGAACATAATGACCCCACAAAATTAACAGATAATCAACAGGATTCATTATTCATGGCTGATATTTTTGAACGAGGAGGAAGTGATGTTCTCCTGAAAGAATTTCTCAGAACTGGAAATAAAGATATTTTAAAAGAGTTGTACTTAGATATTTGGCACACAGATCCTGAAAAATCTGGTAAGCTATCACGTTATGTAGATACTAAATTATATCCTGCAGGTAAAATTTTTGAAGAACCTATGGCAGTTTCCAAGACTGGTGGACGTGTGGCACGAAATATGTATAACTATAAACCGAGGGCAATATAATGGCTGTAGAAAGAAATCCTTTTGAAGGAACAAAAGAATCCGTAGAACTTGACAAGTTAAAGGAAAAACTTGATATTGATCTTGATGGAATTGAAGTAGAAATTGAAGGAGAAGAAGAAGAGATAGAAGTAACTCCAGAAGAAGGTGATCACTATGCAAATCTTGTTTCTCAATGTGATGATGAGCAATTAAAAAAAATTGCACATAGTGTTATAGAAGGCTTTAACACAGATAAAGATTCCAGAGAAGAATGGGAAGAAACATTTCAACGAGGTTTTGATCTGCTTGGTCTTAAACTCCAAGAGACCAATGAACCTTTTGAAGGAGCATGTACAGCAGTTCATCCCCTTCTTATTGAGTCAGCTGTTAAGTTTCAATCCAAGGCCAGTCAAGAACTCTTTCCCTCAGGTGGTCCAGTCAAGGCACAGATCTTAGGTAAAGTCACACCAGAACGTGAACAACAAGCTCAACGTGTGAAGCAGTTCATGAATTACCAGTTAACTGATCAAATGCCAGAATACTTTGATGAATTTGAAAGAATGCTTTTTCACTTACCCTTAGTCGGTTCAGCCTTTAAAAAGATTTATTATGATATGTCCTTGGAACGTCCTGTATCAGAATTTGTACCCGTAGATCAATTTTATATATCTTACTATGCAACAGATCTCAGGAGAGCTGATCGGTACACACATGTTATCTATAGATCGCCTAATGATATTCATAGAGATATAGCAAGTGGTATGTATGCCGATATAGAATTACCAGAAGCAGGCACACCTCACCAAACTTCTATGGGATCAAAGATAGATGAGATCATGGGATTTACACAAGTAGATTCAACTGATCCTCAATATACCTTATTAGAACAACATTGTTACTTAAATCTAGATGCTGAAGATGAAGAAGAAGATGCAGTGGCACTTCCCTATGTTGTAACAGTTGAAGAAGAATCAAGAACAGTTCTATGTATTCGCAGAAACTATGATGAGAATGATCCTAAATTCCAGAAGAAATTACACTTCACACATTATAAGTATGTACCCGGATTTGGCTTCTATGGTCTAGGTCTTATACATTTCCTAGGGAATCTTACCATGACAGCAACAACTGCCATGCGTTCTTTGATAGATGCTGGTCAGTTTGCTAATCTTCCCGGTGGCTTTAAAGCTAGAGGTGTTAGAATGGTTGGAGATAATTCTCCTATTGCTCCGGGTGAGTTTAAAGAAGTAGAAGCAACAGGTATAGATCTCAGTAAAGCTATTATTCCATTACCTTATAAAGAACCATCCAGAACTCTAATGGAAATGTTGAATTTCGTGGTCGTAGCTGGACAAAAATTTGCCGACTCTACTGAACAAGTAATTTCTGAGTCTACTAACTATGGACCTGTAGGAACAACTATGGCTCTCTTGGAAGCATCTTCCAGATTCTTCACAGCTATTCATAAACGATTACATAAATCACAGAGAGATGAGTTTCAATTATTGGCACAGATTAATTTTGGGCACAGATTAATTTTGATTTTCTTCCAGAAAAGTATCCTTACGAGGTGATAGGTGGAGATCAGTCTATAATGAAAACGGATTTTGATGGACGTATAGATGTTGCTCCTATCTCTGATCCTAATATTCCAAGTAGTGCACATAGAGCAGCTCTTAGTCAGATGGCCCTATCTCTTGCTCAACAAACTCCTCCGGGAACTTTTAATATTAGAGCTTTATATCATGAAGTGCTTTCAGCAGTAAATTTTCCAAATCTTGAACAGGTTCTACCACCAGAACCACAACCAGAACCACGAGATCCAATGAGTGATATTATGGCAATTTCTCAAAGTAAACCTATTAAAGCTTATCCCGGTCAGAATCACCAAGCTCATATTATATTTAAGACTGCATTCATGAAAGATCCAGCCATAGGAGGTAATCCATTAATGGCTCCGGGTAAACCTATACTTGAAGCTAATATACGTGAACATATTCTTTTACAATACCAAGAACAACTTGGTGGAATGGTAGAAGCCAGTGGTGTAGCAAATGATCCACAAACTATGGAAATGGTAATGGCTGAAGCAGCTGAACAAATTGCTCAGGCAAATGCGAATCAAGCTGCAGCAATGTCACCTGAACAACAAATGTTAATGAATGAAAAACAAAGAATAGAACTTGATGAACAGAAAGCAGAAATAGAGGCTGCTAAAGATGCTGCTGAACTGGCTATTAAAAATCGTGAGACAGATCTTAAAGAAGACGCACTTGCTGTTAAAGCTATGACAGAAGCTGGTAAGCTTGCTCTTAAAGATAAAGAGGGAGCAGCTAAGAGTATGGAGCTTGCAGCTCGTATAGCTCTTGATGCAGAGAAAATGGATTCTGGTATTGATGAACGTCAAGCCAATAAAGCTATTGATACATTTCTTAAAGTAGCAGATATGGAAAGTAAAGATGCCACTAAAAAAAGGAAAAAGTAAAAAAGTAATTTCCAGCAACATCCAAGAGTTAAAACGTGCAGGGTATAAACGTAAACAAGCGGTTGCCATTGCACTTGATAACGCCAGACGGAGCAGAAGGAAAAAGGTTTAAATGGACTTAATGACGGAAATAAAGGATTCTTTCAAGGAAG